CAGACGGCGCAACTCTGGCACAACTGCCCCCGCGCCGGAAAGCGGTTCGCCGGACGGAGAACGATATTCCTTCTTGATCTTCTTGTGATCTAGCGTCTCTTTCGGCGTCATCAGCACCGGGATTGTTGTCCAAATCGCGTCCGGGATGTCCGTGAACACATCGGTCAGCGCGCAATGACTGACGTACGGCTCTAAGAGACGCTGGAACGCAGCCGGGTCACGAACGTCGCCAATCTCCGTAGCCCACGGAGTTTCCTTCGTGTAGCAGTACTCCTGCACGAAACGCCAGTAGGACGTGAACTCGCGACGGTTGCACAGCCGCAACAACGGAAAGAAGTCTCCCGCGTTCTTGCGGATGGGTGTGCCGGTGAGCAGGTAGAGGTTGTACGACTGCAACTTCTCGGCGGCTTTGGTGCGCTTCGTCGCGCGACCGCGCAGGTAGTGAGCCTCGTCAAAGATGACCGTGCCCCACTTATGGGTTGCGAGAGCGGCACATTGATCCGCGAGAAGGTTATACGAGACGATAACGAAATCGGCGTACTCTCGCGCGTCTTTCAATGCCTCACGCTTCTGTGCCGGTGTGCCGGATGGTATGACGACCTGTGCATCCGGGTACATCTCTTTGATCGCACCCTCCCAGTTCCACACGAGGTATGCGGGGCAAACCACGAGCACATCAGTCATGTTGCTCGCCGCGAGCGCGGCGAACGTCTTACCCGTTCCTGGTTGCCAGTCGAGGATGCCGCGACTGACATCTTCCAGCCATGTCGCGCCGTCCTGCTGATGCGGGTAGAGTTCAACCATGCTGCAAGCCTTTCTTTTTGTGGTAGGTCAGACGAGACGCGGCCCGGTTACACTCTTTGCAATAGTAGTTTCCGTTTGCATACATGTAGGTGTTCTCTGGCGTATACTCGTGCCCCTGCGGGCAGTGTGTGGGCTTCACTCGATCATAAACACCAAAATGGTTGAACGGCACCGCTCGCTGCATGTTGACCTTTCTTGTCACCGGCTCGACGTGTGCGGGATTGACGCACCAACGATGGCGACACGTCGCAACATGATCTAACTGCAAGCCGTTCGGTACAGGACCAACAAAATGCTCGTACGCGATTTTATGGCCTAAGTTAGCCTTTCTCGATTGACGTGTACCTGTATGGAAGTAGGCATACCCGTTCGAGAAAAAGGAGCCGGTCCATTGCCAACAGCCATCTGGTAAAACACGAACTTTGGAGAGAAACCGCGTAAGGTCTTTCTCATTCATGCCACACCGCCGTTTCTCCCCAGTTTTTACCCACTTCAACATCAACATCGAGGCAGAAGTTAGCGGGTACTTGTAGAGGTAAGAGGTCTGTACGGGTCATTTCTTTATGTATGAGGGGTAGTGCCGAACCAAGACACTCATCGCGAACCTCTATAACGATAGAATCGTGGACGGTAAAGAGCACATGACCCCACTCGCGATCCTGCAAGATTTTGTTCAGGCGGATCAGCGACGAGAGGCAGATGTCGCTCGCGACGCTCTGCACGGGGAAGTTCACCGACTGCGTGCGAATCTCGGAGACCGTATCCGCTGAGATGAGGTTCCATCGCCGCTTGCGACCGAATGGCGTTTCCAGGAAGCCGTTGTGCATTGCGTCCCTTTGGCACTGCTGGTAGAACTTTGCATACTCGCTGTACTTCTTGAAGAAGTCATCTATGTATGCCTGTGCTATTCGCGCGTCGCCGCCCGTGAGCGGTCGCATCTCGCCCTTCGAGAGCGCGTTCGCACCGCGACCGTACATCAGTCCGAACGTCAGTGCCTTCATCTGGAACCGCTCGACGGCGGTGACTTCCTCCGCAGGCTTGCGAAAGACGGTGCTCGCCGTCTGCCGGTGGAAGTCTCCGGTGAGCACGGACTGGCCGAGCGCGGCGTCACCGGAGAGCAGCCACGCGACACGGATTTCCAGTTGCTTGTAGTCCACGTTCACGAACGTATGCCCCGGCGACGCCACAAAGAGCCTGTGCAATGCGTCGGCAATCTCCGGGTCAACATTGTGCTTCGGGATGATCTGTAGCGGAGGGTTATGGATCGACAACCGGCCAGTCACCGCGCCAAAGAGCAGGATGTCCGGGTGAACGCGCCCGTCGCCCCATATGTCATCGACAAAGCCATCAATGTACGTGTGGACCATGTGCTCGTACCGCCGCAACTCGATCAGCAACTTGACCGCTTCGTGATCCGGGTAGGCTTCGAGCAGTTCCTTGCCGGTGGTCCGCTTGCCGCCCGGAGGTTCGAGACGCAGCGTGTCGAAGAAGAACGATGCCAGTTGCGTCGTGCTGCCGGGGTTGAGGAGCACCATTTCTTTTTGTTTCTTCGTGGGCTTTTTGAAGGACTGCCACGCGACGAAACCCGCTTTCTGCGCGTACTCCTGCAACCGATAGGTCATCTCGTCAATCTTCGGACGCCAAAGTTTGTCCAGGTGCTCTGCCCAGTCGCGATCAAACGCAGTGCCGTGGTACTCGCAATCCGCGAATGCCCGCTGTGCAGCGTGCAGCAGCGGCACGAGTTTCTGTGTGCCCTCCGCGATCACGAGGCGTTCGAGCACAGGCAGCAGGCGCACCGTGTAGATCACATCGTACGCGGCATACTCCGCGAGCACTTCGCGCGGCACAGCGGAGTACGATGCGTCTTTGGGCACCTGTAGCGTATCCTCGTAAAAACCGGCGTTGAGGTACTGGCGGCTGAGTTTCTTCAACCCCACGCCGTCGCCACGCTCGGTGAGCGCAAGCGCGTAGCACATGGTATCGAGCCACTGGTACGGGTATGCGCCAAAGTGATGACGCAACCACTGGATGTCGAACTTCGCATTGTGCAAGACCCAGGTGATGTCTTGACTTTGCAACATGCGCGCGAACACATCTGCGCTCTCGGAGCCGCCCGGAACAGCGTCGTAATCGAACACCCAGGCTTTGTCCGGCGATGCGATGGAGACGAGTAGCAAGTCTCCGTCGAGGTAGCGCAAACCATCCTCTTTGTTCTTGCCGCCTGTTTCGATGTCAAGCGCGAGCAGCACACCGGCTGGTTCATCTCCTCTCCGCGACTCAACATAGTCACGAATCTCCCACAGCGCGTTCAGGCACTCTGACTCGCTCTGTACGAGGTCGTAGGACGGCGTAGGATGAATGACGGGCGGCGAGGGTATACGCCCCGTAGAGAGGCCCACAGCGCGTTTGAGGGCATCGAGTTCGTCATCGAACGCGGAGAGGTTGCCGCGCAACACAGCCGCAGGGTGGAACGTGGGTATAACCCACGAGTTATATTCCTCATTCCATTCCAACGCGCCGTTGCGATGCGAGACGCTATCGTTTGTCTGCAAGATGGACTTGACCGCCGTGCTACCCATCGCAACGGTTACGTCCGGGTGGACGGACTGCAACTCCGCGATCAGGCGCGGTCGGCAGGCGCGAGCAGCGGCGACGCCAGGTGCGGAATCCTTGCCATCCTTCGGTATCGGGCGGCAGAGCACGGCGTTCGTTACGAACACGTTGTCTCGCTCGGTCTCGGCGTGCGTCAGCATGGCGTCGAGCAGCCTTCCGCTCGGACCGATGAACGGGCGATCTTGCACAACTTCCTGCCGTCCAGGTGCTTCACCGACGATAGCAACTTGCGCGTTCTCGTTGCCCCATCCGAGAACCGGACCCCTCGTGGGGTCCGGCTTGCCGTCTTTCGCGAGCGGGCACTTCGCACAGTCGCATAGGGAGAGTAGGTATTCGTAGTCTACATCACCCACGGTCGCTGTTCCTTCTTTTGTAGAGACGACTCACGCCATGACTCGCGCCGAGTGCCAGCGACAGACCGACATACGATATGACGCTGTGATGCGTGACATTGGCGAGGGAGTTGGCAACCAGCGCGCCGAGAAAGCACACGCGCGTAAACGTCAGCCATGTTTGTGTATCCGCACCCCCGCGTAGGTGGTGACGGATACGACGAATATGGAAAGAAAACTGTAGTTTCATCTCACTGTTCCGTTTCCTGTGCGGCTCGCAGTTCCGCGAGCATTGCTCGTTGCTCCGCGTCAAACTTCTTGCTGTCGATGCCCAGGTAGCGACGCAGAAGCATCTCTACCTGCTCAGTGATCGGCCAGAGTCGGTCGCTGTCTCCGTAGGACGCAAGCAGCATGTTGTTTTCGGAGCACCAGTCCAAGAACTCACCGATGGTCGTCCCTTGCCCCTGAGCCGCACGCATCTTGACGGACTCCGGGTACTTCGCGGCGAACGCTCTTTCGTCTAGCGCGCGCTCGACATCCTCGTTCTTGACGATGTGCGGTCCGTGGTAGCCCTTGCGGAATAGTTCACGGCAGCGTCGCCGGTCGCCGCCAAGAGCGGTGTCCCAACGCTCAGCGATTTTGAACACGGTAATATCACTCGCGATAGTGTCGCCGTAATGTCCTGTCGTGGCGTGTGCCCACATGCGTATCACGGACCACTTGATAATCTCGGACGGCAGACGCCACACGAACGCGACGGTCAAGCGTTCTACCCTTTTCTTCATCTCATAACGCCAGTTCGAGCGGTAGGTCCAGTAACGGAGCCACGACTTGAAGTCACGCATCTTAGTATCTCCCGACGAACATAACAAAGTGGTGAAACAACCACAGCAACAGAAACAGGAAGTCCAGAGTGAGAAAAACCATCACGCCGCCGATAATGCAGCGCAGGCAGATGAGTGTGACTTCCTCGATGACGGGATCGTTCTTGCGTGGATTCATGTGGGAACCTCGAAGTGTTCTCGCGCACAGAGCGCGTGTGCCAGTGCCGAGCGCATATGTCGCTGTTCGTGACCCGGCAAGGCGACCTGTGCCTGTCCGACGTACGCGAGACGCGCCTGTGGCGTCTGGAAGCGAATATACATATTACTGCGTTTCGCCCATCCGTGGGCAAAGCCGAGTGTTTCGAGCGTGATAATGCCCTCACGCATCAGATGACCGCCGCCCGCGTAGGACTCGATCACGCACAGCGTACCCTCACCGATGCCCGCCAAGAACTCCGCGACCTCATCACAGGAATGCGCGGTTGTGGCTTCGAGGATGGTGTCCGTGGGGGAGATGTGAACGAGTCCGGTTGAGACGCCGGGATCGACGCCAACGATAAAGCCGCGATATGGAGGAGCAGGGACGTACATAACGGAAGTTCCTTCCTGTGTAGCCGCTGCCCGAAGGCAGCGGCACAGAACGCTCGGAGATTAGAAGGGGCGTCCACCCCGGCGAGCCTTGACCGGGCCGGTTGGCACGACCGTCTCGCCTTCGGCGTACGGGCGAACCGTCGTCACGCGCGCTTTCATCTTGCCGGAGCCAACCGGGTATTCCTCGTGCTCAACCTCGATCAGCGCGAGGCGACCGACGAGACCCGGCAGGTTCTCGGAGATGTCGTACGAGCCGCTGACATCCTCGCCCATCGCTTCGAGCCACATCTTGACCTTCCAGTACGTCGATTCCATGATCGGGTACTGATCGAACACCTGCCGTCCGGCGTCGGTGTCACCGTCCTGGCACTTCCACGTCACCTTGACCATCGGATCGCCCTTTTTGGTCGTCGCCATCGTCGCGTCGAACAGGGCGGCGATGTGGATGCCCTCCGTGACCGGCGTGCCCCCGGTCTGAACATTGGTGAAATCTATTACTACTGGGCCAGCCATTTTCGTGCTCCTAGCACTATGCACACCCGCCACTCGGCGGTTACTGCCTACTTTGTGCGGTTGCGGTTCTCGATGAACGCGATAGCCACCGCCGCAACCTGAGTCAACTCGTGGTTGACATCGTGACGCTCACCGGGCTTGATGCGGTCCGGCTTGTCTCCTTCGAGTGCGCGTTTCGCATCGCGGCCAAGTTCGCGGATGCGATAGAGAACGTCATGCGCGAACTCGCCCCGCTCGGATTTTAGGTCGATGATCGCGCCCGCAGCCTCACCCATTTCTTCCATGAGGATGAGCGTCCACGTATCATCGTCGTGATCCTGCACACCCCACTTCTGGAACTGCGCTTCCAGTTCGAGGAACATATCGGCGGCGGCATCCATCTGGCCGTCTACCGTCCGTTGTGTCGCCGGTCGCACGGTGCCCATCGCGCTCACCGCCCGCCCTGCGTCACGCTTTGCAGCGCGAGCAGATCGCTCATCGAGGGGTTGACGAGTTGCGGCGGGATCGTGACCGAAGCCGGTGCGCGGAACTTGCCGAGCGTCGTGCCCGTGTTCGTGAGCGAGAGGATGCGCTGCGTCTGCTCTTTGGTTGTGCCCTGCGCCAGATAGCCAACCATGTCCACGGCGGCTGTCACCTGACCGAGCACACCCGGCGAGAGGTTCGGGCGCACGAGCACTTTGCCCGTCGCATCATCCTTGTCCTCTTTGGCGAGAGCGGTGAATCCAACGCCCAGGTTGCCCGATGTGGCGAGGCCACGGAAGGCGCGCACGAGGCGGATGACTTGATCGTTGCTCTGCCCGTACTGTTGCAGCGTCGGCAAGTTGTCCGGCGTCTTGCCGTCGCGGACCACCCGTTCGAGCGACATGCGCGAGATTTCGGTGAGCGAGTCGAGGATGACAAACGTGTACTCGTGCTCGCCGCCCACGAGGAAGGCGTATGCCTCGCCAAGTTCGTCCCAGTCGGACGGCACGAGGATGTCGATGTTCTCGCGGTCGGAGAGGCCGGACGAACCGGCTTCGGCGTCAATAAAGAGTACCTTCTGCCCCGCGTCGCTCGCGGATGCAAAGAGGCTCGTCTTTCCCGCGCCGGAGAAGCCGTAGACGAGTCCGTTGAAACGGATCGCCGTCGAAATGTCCTGCGCGTGGACGATTTTTGCGGTGATGGCCGGTCGCGACGCGACCGCAGGGCCGTGAGACTTCGTGGTGATTGACAACTGATTCTCCTTTGGGGTGAAACGCGGACCCGCAGGGGTCCGCGTGCCGGGTCACGAACGGGTGTTAGCGTGTGAACGTATTGCGGTAGAAATAGGTCATAATCGTCCGCGCAACGCTCTGACGCTCCTCCCACTGCCACCGGAACTCGTCCTGCATGCCGCGCTCGCACGCCGCGAGGTCTGCGACCGCTTCCGCGATGCTCTCGCGCTGCGGTCCCGTTACCTGAGACTGACCATCACGATGCACTAACGTCATGCAGGCGCAGTGACGGGCGAACATGCCGTCCGGCGTGTACGATTCCGGCTCCCTCGATGCCTCGTCATTCTCCTGCGCGTCCTGCTCGTCTGCTTCCATCGCCTGTCTCCTTTGGTGTGATGGGGTATCGTACCCCGCGTGGTGGTAGTCTACCACCGCACCGCAAAGGTGTCAAGCCGTTTTGTCGAGGAAATCTTGGAGGTTGCCGATTTCGGTGGCCGGGGCTGCGCCTGCCGCGCCGCGAGAGCGCGAACCGCGCGCATTACGCTCGTACTTCTGCCGCTCGATCCATTCGGTGTCCTCACCGGCCAGTCCGCTGAAACAAAGGTCGCGCACCGGACAGCGGTTGCACTCGTAACCCAGGATGCGCAGTGGGTAGAAATCCTCGCTGAACGCCTCGCGGAAGATGTGCCGCACCTGCTCCGCGATGTTGCCGAGCACAGCGGCGTCCGGTCGCAGCATGAAACGCTCGAACTTCGCCGGGTGCTTCTTCTCGATGCCGTCGTAGAGCACGCCGTCGCAGCGACCGAATATCTGCTGTGCTACCCATGCATAGGTGTTGAACTGCAAGTCGAGTGCGTACTTTTCGTGGCTAGGACGGTTCTGCGGTGAGTATGTTTTCGTATCAGCAATATATAAACGATTGTTGGAATCCGTGAGGATGTAGTCGAATGTGCCGACGAGCGTGCCGAGCATTTCTCCCGTGAACGGCTCGTGGATGCCGAGCGTGAATGTCTGCTCGCTCGCGATCACCCGAAGCGGCGAGAACGGTTCGTCGCCATACTCGTCAATGTAGTCGCATATCCAGGCGCACGCTTCCTGTACGGCCTGCTCGATCCTGTCCTCGTCGCTCTCGTGCTGTGCCGACGCGATATACTCGCCAGCGGCGTCCTGCACAGCCGTACCCCAATCCTGATGCAGCGCGTGTGCCGACAAACCGGCGTGCGTCAGCGTGCCCAGGATGAGCGGCAGCGCGGGAAAGCCTTTCGCTTGTAACGCCTCTTTCGATGGGGAAGTCAGTGCCCACTTGTGGCGGCACTGCAAAAATGTGGACATCTCTGTAACCGATAGAATGCGGTTGGCGTCTCCCATGTTATCGCTCCTTGCGGGATCGCGAGTCGATCCGCGATACCATACTCTCGCTGACACCGAACTTCGTGGCGATGTCGCGGTTCGTCAACTGACCCTCTTTGCGTCGCGGACGCCCCATCGTGTCCTTGTCCTCGGAGCGGTTTTCGTCCAGCAGACGGCGAATATCGCGCACCTGTTCCGCACTCAACCGGCTTGTCGTCATGCTCGTGCGCGTGTGCCTGTCCGTGAGTCCCAGGTGATCCGGGTTGACACAGTTCGAGACTCGGCAGGTATGGCACACGCTCATCGACGGCGGAATCTCTCCCTTTGTCGCGGTGTAGACCACCCGTGCGATGTCCTGTCCGTCCTTCATTACCGTGCCATAGCGGTCGGTCTGACCGACCGCGATATAGTGGTCGTCATTGGCATGGCCGTGTTCTCGCCGGTACGCCACACCCGCGATGTGCTCGTACTCCGCTTCGCCATCCTCCGCGATCCTCGTCATCGTCTTGTGCGCTGTGCCGAGCATCGTTTCGAGTTCCCGCATGGTGACAGGGGTGTGGTTTGCCGGGTCACGAGAGACCCATTCTTTCAACGTGACATCGGAGCGGAAGCGCAACAGGCGTCCGTTTTCCAATCCACTGATCTTGTCGTAGACACGCCCCGCCTTCTCGGAGGATACGGTCTCGACGCGCACCGCAATGGGGCCGGTGTTCGGCACCTTTTCCAATCCATACTGTGTCGCAAACATCGCCCTCTCCTTCGATCACGTTTTTCCAGACCCTTGCCAAGAACCGTCTACCGTGATATGATACCACAGTTACGCCGCCCGTCAACTATAGAAAGTCAACCTCATGTAGTGGTAGACTATGGGCGGAATGTTAGGAGTTGCACCGTGGCAGAGAACCAGAGCACCGACAGCGGCACCGACGACCTGAGCACCTTCGAGGCAGAGAACATTGCACGCGGGATGATGTTGACGGAGATGCACCTGACCGATGAGGAACGGGCAGAGGCAACGGGTGTAGAGGTCTACGCCGAGATGCCGGTCTCCGCTCATCACGTCGTCCTGCGCTCGGCGCATGGAAAGTCCAGCGTCCT